AAGCAATGCAGCAACAACAGGCAATGATGGCACAACAGCAAGCACCTCAAATGGCAGCAGTTGATCAGAAAGCTGCACAAGCTGAGATGCAAGCAATGCAACAAGCACAACAACAAGAACAACCACCTCAATAAACATGGCAGAAGTAATGTCAATGATTCCAGAAGAGTCACCGACTGGAGAGCTTAATGCTGATGAGCAGGATTCTCTCCAAGTAGGTGAGCAGATGGAAGAACAGCAGGAGCAGCGTCTTGCTGGTAAATATAAAAACGCTGAAGAGCTTGAAGCTGCTTACCTTGAACTGCAAAAGAAACTTGGTGACCAGCCTAATGAAGAAACAACAGAAGAACCTGAAGAAGAACCTTCTACTGAATCGTTGCTGGATGAACTCTGGGAACAAGCTAAGTCAGACAAATACGATGATAAGACTTTGGAACAAGTCGCAAAGTCTGATCCTAATGAACTGGCTAAGATGTACCTGGAGTACCGTAGTAAAACGGAATCCAGCAATCAGCCACAGATGACACAAGAGATTGCTGATGGCTTGAAGAACGGTGTCGGTGGTGAAAAGCAGTATAATGAGATGCTTGGCTGGGCAAGTCAAAACTTGACAGACAAAGAGATTGAATCGTACGATGCTATTATGGAGAAGGGTGATCCTGCTGCTGCTTATTGGGCAGTGCAGGCGCTATCCTACCGTTACAAAGATTCTAACGGTGTGGAAGGTGACCTTGTCCAAGGTAAATCACCCGGCACTGGCGGTACTTTCCGTAGTCAGGCAGAGGTTGTACAAGCAATGTCTGACCCCCGCTACGATAACGATCCTGCTTATCGTCAGGACGTAATGCGTAAACTAGAACGATCTAACGTACAATTCTGATGACCACTGTTACTGAAGAACGGGGTCGTCTGAACCTCTATGCAATTGAACCACCTATGACAATTATGGACGTGACTGAAACCCACAATGAAAAGGCTGAAAAGCTTAATGGTCGTCTTGCTATGCTTGGCGTCCTGGCGGCTATTGGTGCTTATGCAATCACTGGTCAAATTATCCCCGGAGTTTGGTAATGCCACAAGGTAAAGGTACATACGGTACAAAGAAAGGTCGTCCTCCTAAAAAAGGTGGTAAAAAGTAATGGCTAAACGTGGTCTTTACGCTAACATCCATGCTAAAAGGATGCGGATCAGACAAGGATCCGATGAAAAAATGAGAAAGCCTGGGTCTAAAGGAGCACCCACGGCTGCTAACTTTAAACGCTCCGCTAAAACTGCTAAAAAAAAGTAACCCTCTAATTATGAAATCTATTATTGCTGCCGGTTTCCTCCTCGGCTGTGCCCAAGGCGCTATCGCTGGTCCCTACGCAAACGTGGAAGCCAACTCTGGTTTCTATGGCTCTGATTATGGTGGCACTGCCACTGATGTCCACGTTGGATATGAAGGTCAAGGCTGGTATATCCAGGGAGGGCCTGCTCTGCTGGCTCCTGATGGTGAAGACGGTGATGTTGAACTGTCTGGCAAAGTCGGTGGAAGCTACCCCGTAAGTGAAGCTCTCTCCGTATACGGTGAGTTCTCGTTCCTTACTGGTGATGACGACAACAGCTACGGCACTAAGGTCGGCGCTAAGTACAACTTCTGATATTTAATTCAGCCCTCCACTGGACGTGAGCCTTGGGAGGGCTTTATAAAAGTGCTCAAATACTTACCCTATAAACAACAACCCTGCACTTTTAATGACCGCTGTACTTCAACAACAACAGAGGTCTACCTGGGACGAGTTTTGCTCCTGGGTAACCTCTACTAACAATCGACTTTATGTTGGCTGGTTTGGAATCCTTATGATCCCCACACTGCTAGCCGCTACAATTTGCTTTATCATTGCCTTTATTGGCGCACCCCCTGTTGACATTGATGGAATCAGAGAACCAGTCGCAGGCTCCCTCCTCTATGGAAACAACATCATATCGGGAGCCGTCGTTCCGAGCAGCAACGCCATCGGACTACACTTCTACCCAATTTGGGAAGCTAATACACTTGATGAATGGCTCTACAATGGGGGTCCATTCCAGCTCGTCGTGTTCCACTTCCTCATTGGCATCTATGCTTACATGGGACGAGAGTGGGAACTTAGCTATCGACTAGGTATGCGTCCCTGGATCTTCGTCGCTTACTCTGCACCTGTTGCAGCAGCTAGCGCCGTGTTTCTGGTGTATCCCTTCGGACAAGGATCCTTCTCTGATGCAATGCCCCTGGGTATCTCAGGTACTTTCAACTATATGTTTGTCTTTCAGGCAGAGCATAACATCCTTATGCATCCATTCCATATGCTGGGAGTTGCTGGAGTCTTCGGTGGCTCTCTATTCTCTGCTATGCATGGTAGTCTGGTTACCTCCTCACTTATCCGTGAGACAACTGAAGAAGTAAGTCAAAATTATGGTTACAAATTCGGACAAGAAGAAGAGACTTATAACATTGTTGCCGCTCATGGTTATTTTGGTCGTCTTATCTTCCAGTACGCCAGCTTCAACAATAGTCGTAGTTTGCATTTCTTCCTGGCTGCTTGGCCTGTGGTGGGTATCTGGTTCACCGCACTAGGCGTCAGCACCATGGCATTTAACCTGAATGGTTTCAACTTTAACCAATCAATTGTACATAATGGTCATGTGATCAATACGTGGGCGGACATTCTTAACCGGGCTGGTCTTGGTATGGAAGTGATGCATGAACGCAACGCCCACAACTTTCCACTGGACTTGGCAGCCGCTGAGACTACTCCAGTGGCGCTGACGGCTCCGGCCATCGGCTAATCTTCGTACGTTCATCTATGTTTGACATACAAATTGACGATCACGGCGCACGTATTATACGTGATGCTCTTAGTGAATACAAAAGAAATTGGTCTGGTGGTCATCCACAAGAACAGATTGACATTGAGTTCCTAGAGACACAGTTCAATCGTATGGTTTTGGAGTCAACATTAGACGCATAATTGCCTAGCATGGAACGGGGCTAGGGTCTACGGAGAATTATTATGTCTATCAATCTCATTCGTTTCCTTGCATCACAGAAAAAGCGTGCAGAGCGCTATCATACTGATGCCCTCCGCTACCGTGGTGTAGTGTATAAAGAGATCGACTGATTCCGTAAAAGCGGACTGGGGAGTGCAATGCTCCCCTTCAGTATTTGGCATTGGCCCGTACGCGGACACCCTTTGCCGAACCGGTTTGGTAGAGACCTTAATTTTTTACCACAAAAATTTTTTTATCAATCGATTGGTAGTGTTTTATATTTATTATTAACTTACAATAATGGCTTTTCAATCTTCTGTAAACCCAGCACAGCTTACTCAGCTGGGTCAAGCTAACCTTGCGAATGATACTCGCGCTCTTTACCTGAAGCTATTTTCAGGTGAGATGTTTAAAGGTTTCCAGCATAACACGATCGCTCGTGATCTGATTATGCGTCGTACCCTGAAGAACGGCAAATCTCTGCAGTTCATTTACACGGGTCGTACAAAGTCTGAGTTCCATACTCCTGGAAACAGCATCCTGGGTGATACCAACAACGCACCCCCGGTGGCTGAAAAGACGATCACAATTGATGATCTGCTGATCAGCTCCGCATTCGTGTATGAATTGGACGAAGTTCTGGCTCATTACGATCTCCGCTCTGAGATTAGCCGTAAGATCGGTTACGCTCTGGCTGAGAAGTATGACCGTCTTGCATTCCGTGCTATTGCACGTGGTGCACGTCAGGCATCCCCTGTGTCTGCCACTAACTATGTTGAGCCGGGTGGTACTCAGATTCGTGTGGGTTCTACTACTAACGATTCTGACGCTTATAACTCTGCTAACCTGGTGTCTGCATTCTACGATGCAGCAGCTTCTCTCGATGAGAAGGGTGTTAGCTCTGACGGACGTGTCGCTGTCCTGAACCCCCGTCAGTACTACGAACTGATCCAAGCTGTTGGATCCAATGGTCTTATCAACCGTGACACTCAAGGCACCGCACTGCAAAGTGGTCAAGGTATTATTGAGATTGCTGGTATTAAGGTCTACAAGTCCATGAACATTCCGTTCCTTGGCAAGTATGGTACTGCTTATGGCGGCACCACTGGTGTAACCGATCCTGGTAACACTGGTTCTTTCGTGGGTGAAACCCTGGAAGATGCTTCCGGCGCTAGCACTGGAATTAACAACGATTATGGTACTGCTGCTGAAGTTGGTAGCAAGTCCTGTGGTCTTATCTTCCAAAAAGAAGCTGCCGGTATGGTTGAAGCAATCGGCCCTCAGGTCCAAGTGACCAGTGGAGATGTGTCCGTTATCTACCAAGGTGACGTGATGCTGGGTCGTCTCGCCTGTGGCGCAGACTACCTGAACCCCGCTGCCAGCGTTGAGCTGTACGTGGGTGCTACTGCTCCTTCCGGATTCTAATATTTATTTTGGGAGCCTCTTCGGGGGCTCCTTTTTTTTAATTCCTTATTGAGAATGAGAATCAATGACATTTCCTACCACTAATGCAACCCAGGAGCTTCCTGCAGTAAATCAAATTTTGCAGTCATGTGGTCAAGCCCCTGTTACTACCCTAGATCAAACCAACCCGGACGTTGCGATTGCCTATCAGACTTTGCTCGAAGTCTCTAGGGAAGTACAGGCTGAGGGGTGGTCATTTAATAAGGAGTTTCATTATGATATGACTCCTGATACTAATAACGAAATCCTTATCCCTAATAATGTTCTGCAGATTGACCTGACGGATAATGCTGCTAACATGGATAAAGATGTAATCAGACGTAACGGTAAGCTTTATGACAAAGCTGAACATACCTATACGTTTACTGACAAAGTAGAGTGTGATATTACCTGGTTGTTTGACTGGGTTGATATCCCCACACCTATTACTGATTTTATTACCGCCCGTGCTGCCTCTACTGTTTCAAGTCGTATTGTCGGAGATGGTCAACAGTACCAAATCCTACAACAAAAAGAAGCTTTTACTAGAGCTACAGCAATGGAGTATGAGTGTAATCAAGGTGACTATACATTCTTTGGTCATTCGGGTAACACAAATAGGTACAAAAGTTACAAACCATACAACGCACTTTATCGATAAATGGCTGCAGTTACTCAACGGATCGGGAGCTACCTTGGTGGCGTCTCTAAACAATCAGATGATAAAAAGCTACCAGGTCAAGTCCGTGAGTGCTATAACGGCTTTCCTGATGCTACATACGGGCTAACTAAACGGCCTGGTTTTAAACATATACTTAACCTAGGTACTGGTACCACTTATGATGATGGTAAGTGGTTCTATATTAACCGTGACGGTTCTGAATCATACGTAGGTGTTATTAAAAATTCCGGTATTAACATTTGGAATGCTGCTACACAAGCTACGTGTAAGGTTGTTACAACAGTAGTTAAAGAAATTACAGGTAACGGTACCAGCGGTGCAACTAATCAAACAAATCTAGCAACAACTACATCAGGATCTGGAACAAATCTAACTGTTGATTTGGAGATAGAAGGTAATGTTGTTACTAGGATTTATGTTAATAATGAGGGTTCTGGTTATCAACCCAATGACATTATTACTGTTGCAGCAGCAACTGCTGGCACTAGTACTGATGTAACCGCAGTAATTGATCGTATTGATTTTAGCAGTTACTTAACTTCTAGTAGTGTTAAAACAGATTATAAAATTATTACTGTACAAGATACTTCTATTATCGTTAATAGTAGTGTAGAAGTAAAGGAGCAGGATAAACCTACCACCTACAATCCAAAGAGAAGAGCTAGTTTTGAAGTTCAGTATTTAACGACTGGGACTAAGTATACTCTTGAAGTCACAATTAATGGTGTAACTCAAATTGCTTACCATACAACTACTTCTTCCGATGATGTAACTGATCTTTTAGATGCTCTATTAACCGGAACCAACGGTATGAGTACTTGGACTGGTGCCCACGCTTTGCTAGAAAAAACAAAGCTTAGCAATTCGATCGAGCTTAAAAGCCTTACCTATGCTATGGACAGTCACGCTGAGGGTGGTATAGACAACAAAGGTATGACTGTTGTTGAGGATGAAGTAGGTAGTGTGGGTCTTCTACCCTTTAAATCAGTACAAGGTCGTCTTGTAAAAATTGTCAATACTAACTCTGCTGCCGGTTCATATTGGGCTGAATTTGTAGCACATGATAACATATCTGGAGAGGGTTATTGGGAAGAAACTGTTGACCCTACAGTATCTCCAGGTCTGAATAAAGCAACCATGCCGCATGAGCTGCTTAATCCTAAAGCAGACTTTTTTGAATTTAAACGGATTGATTACAAAAACAGGTTGGTAGGTGATGATGTAACTAATTCTCACCCCAGTTTTGTAAACCAAAAGATCAGTGCTGGATTCTTCCATAATAACAGGCTTGGATTTTTGTCTAAAGATAATGTAATTTTAAGCCGGTCTGGTGGATTCTATGATTTTTACTTTAAGTCAGCTCAGACTATTCTTGAATCTGATCCGATTGATTTAAGCTGTTCATCGACACAACCAACCTCTCTACATGCTGCACTTCCAACTGCTCAAGGTGTAATCCTATTCTCTGAAAACCAGCAGTTTATTTTGTTTGCAGATGCTGGTGTTCTTACCACATCGTTAGCAACAATTCAGACACTGTCTAACTATCAAATGGATAGTAAAATTGAGCCTGTTGATGTCGGTACTAACATTAATTTTGTAACTAAAACACCTGGCTATTCTAGGGTGTTTAGTATGGTTACAAGGGGTCAGCAAGAGAACCCCCAGGTGCTGGACTTGTCTAGAGTTGTGAAAGAATGGATTTCACCTGATATTGATCAGCTTATTGCCAGCCCTCAGAACTCAATGATTGCAATGGCTGGGCAAGCGTCAAATGAAGTTTACATTTTCCGTTATTATAGTGACGGTAGAGAAAACCTTATGGAGTCTTGGGTTAGTTGGTTACTGCCAGGAACTGTCCAGTTTATGGTGACTGACTCTGATGACATGTACGTGGTCACTAAACAAGGTAATCAATTTACACTGCTCCAAGCAGCGTTGAGTCAGAGCCCTGAGCAGGCTATTATTGTCAACAACCAAGGTCAAAAGGTCAACCCTTGTGTAGACTTGTATGCAACAGCTTCTAGCGTTGTCTATGATTCAGTTAACAAGATATCTAAGTGCTATCTTCCATACAATAATGTATCTTCCTTGACACCCATTATTGTAATTAAAGGTTCCACACAAACAGGTTCATTTGTTGAATCAGGGTTTACTGTTACACCTGACCCCGTTGATGATGGTGTTAATCCTTACTTTAGTGTAGCTAATAAAGACCTTACCAGTGTTGCGTCTGATGTTGTTGTAGGGTTTAAGTACAACTTTGATGTTGAACTACCTAGAACTTACTTTAGACCGGATCCAAAAGTGACTGACTTTACAGCTAACCTTACCGTTGCACGTATGAAGTTTGCTGTTGGTTTGTCTGGTATGATGAGCTTTAAACTGCAGCAGACTGGTAGGCTGCCTTATGAACTTAAATTCACTGGTGATGGTTCTACCACTACCTTTACGTTTAACAAACGTGACCTGGATTATGTAGACAGATCTGATGTCCAAGTAACGGTTAATGGTATTAATGAGACTGGATTCAGTTTTACTAACGACACAACTATTGTCTTTACTTCAGCACCTGCTAATAATGCAAAGATCAAGTTCTTTATTAAAGACTGGTTTAGCGTTCAACCGGTAATCGAAGCCAACACGTATCTAGCCAATGATGTACCACTTGATAATGAAAACGTGTTTACCATCCCTATTCATCAACGTACAGAAAATTTTAGATTAAAAATGTTTAATAACTCACCATTCCCGGTGGCAGTTAATGCTATGATGTGGGAGGGTAACTATACACCACGTTTCTATAGGAGGGTCTGAGTATGAGGTTTTTTGATATCTTTGATGGTGGCGCATCAAGACGCAATAAACATGCCAAAAAGGTTCGGAAAATTCAAGAAAAGAACCTGATAGCAAACTACGAGTTTGAATGGGGTGATAAAGATTCTGATGAACTAGGCGGTCAACAGAAACGTAAGTATGACTATGCTGTTGAAGGTCTAGAAATCCTCACAAGGAATACTGAATCTAATCTAGATTTTCAGGAAAAAAACCTGATGCAAAAGTGGGATCACGGAATGAGTGTCCGTGCCTACGAGCATCAACAAAATGAACGTGTTTATGGTGAGTCCGTAAGTCGGGCGTTGAATCAGCAAGGTTTCAATGAAATTGCTAGTTATGTAGCCAACCTGAATCAAGACCGTTTCCTTCATGAGCAGCTCATTACGCTTGCAATGGACGAGACTGAAGGGTTGATGCAGTATAGAAACGCTGCAGCAGGACTTGGTTTACAACAACGTCAAGCTAAAGCTGGTGCAGCTGTTCAAGCTCAAGCTGAAAGAATTGCTACCCTTAAAGCTACTGGAGCTTCCGTCGCACGTGGTACAGCAGGACGTACTGCTGCTAAAGGTGTGCTAGGTAGAATGGCTGAGTCTAATGCACGTCAAGGTGCAATTATTAAAGACCTGATGTCTAGCACAGAGAAAACATCTCAAGCCTTTATGGGTCTAAACCAACAGTTTATGTTGGATCAGGTTGGGTATGATTTCACTAGAGATAGTCTTATGGCTAGTGACATGTCAGTACGTAATCAAATTAGAGCTGACCTCTTACAGGCAACAATTGATGCTGAAAATAGTGTTGCACTGAAACCTGAGATTGCACCTCCTCTGCCGAAACCGTTTGCACTGCCACGTCCTGAATTCCAGGACATCTTTGAGGCCGAAAAACCACCGTTGAACGCACTACCACCTGCTGCACAAGAAAGTGTGGCCCTTGGTATCTTTAACCAGGTTAAGAGTGTTGCAAGTCTAGCTACAGGGATGGGTTGGAGCCCTTTTCCTAATGCCTCCACTGGCGGGTCTGGTGGGGGCAACATAAATTCACCTATCACTATGCCGGATGATCCTCGACTCTCTGCCTAACTAATTTACTATGTCTAAATTTAAAAGCTTTGCAAAGCAGGGAAGCTTTAGGGATAATCAAATCCAGCTTCCTGATAAAACTGCTAAGATTAAAGAAGAAACAGCTAGAACCGTTCGTGGTATGAACACGGCTCAAGCTTTTCTAGAAGAAAACCAAAGTATCTATCTGCAAGCGCAGAAAATGGTACAAGGTCTTGAACAAGCTAATCGGGATCAAAATTTCCAAATGGAAACGGAGAACCGTCAAGCTTTTAGAGACCAAGTCAATCAAGATTATCAACTACAACTTGAGGCAGAAAAAGCACGAGCTGCTGTTCAACAAAAAAATTTTGAATCTTTAATGTCCTTTGCAAAAGGGGCAACTACCTTGTATTCTCAGATTGATCAAAACATCACTGAGAAGCAAACAAAAGCTAATGCTGCTAAAGCATTCACTGCTGGTGCTGATTTTAAAACAGTTGTAGCAATCCAAGCTTTGACTAATAATCTTACTAAGGCTGAATTTGGTCAGCAAGATTTTATTAGGAAAAAGATTGAAGAGGGTGGTAACCTTGAAGCTTTCTATTCGTTATACCAAACCCGCCATACACGTGGGTTTATTAATAACATTGCTGTTGCCCAAAATACTGCTTATTTGTTCCACGGAGCTAGCCAGCAGTTTCTCGCAGATTTTGAAAAGCAAAACCCTGGTGCTACTTTAGATCAGAAAAAGCAAGCATACCAAGTTTTTAGAAATGAGTTTGCTGGTAGTTTTGTAAGTGCTGATGATCCTACTAAGGCACTGAATGCAGACCTACTTGCTACTCAAGTCTTCCCTATTATGCAAAGGGTAGAGACTCAAATCTTAAATTCTTTTGATGCTGCATATAAACAAGAGCAAAAAGAAACTGTCTTCCAAGACACCATCCGTACACTTAATGTTGACTTTGAGAATGGTGGTGTACCAAAAGTTATGGCTTGGTTGACTGCTAATCCGTCAACTGAAAAATTTAAGATTTTGGCTACATGGATAACAAACCGTTCAAAAGATACTAATTCTAATGTAGATTGGGATGAAGTTATTGATGATATTTTGGACTTTGAGTACGACGGTGTTAACGGTAATGTAACCACACTCAGGACATCTAGGGAACGTGCAGGTACAGGTGAAGTAACCGCACTGGCTGAAGCT